TGCGCTCCATGAGCGCGTTCAGGTCCATGCCGTTGTACTGCTGGAAGAACTCGCTGACCCGCCTGTGCGCCTCGTAGTCCTTGAGCTTCTCGGACAGCTCGCTCTCCCACTTGGAGCGCTCGGCGGCAAGACGCTTCGCGAACGCCTTTTCGAAGTTGTTCTGCTTTCCCGGCTCGGCGGCAGCCTGTTCATCAACGCCCGTTGGTTCGGCAGAACCTTCGATGACTTCCGGTTGCTCCCCGGCGGCAGGAGCGTCTTCCACGCCCGCTGCAGCTTCTCCCTCGGCGAAAAGCTGCAAGTCCAATGGCAAACGATTTTCGAACATATTCATCCTCCTTGTCTCCCGGCGGCGGAGACGAATTCAACGCCCGCTGATTGGTGGAAATAGAATGGGCCGCTGGACTCTCACCAACGGCCCGGTTATTGAACTGGAACTTGCGCCTGCACGGCCATTTGCTTCTTTATGGCGAGGAACTGCTCGTGCTCGGCGACGTGTTGGTCGATGATCGCCTGCAATTCAGGCGGCAGGCGGTCGTAATCGTCTGTCTTGCGGAACCGGTTATGTGCCGCAATGTGCACGGCGTGGTCGTAGAAGTCGCGGACGACAGGCAGTTTGACCGGCGACTGCGGCGGAGTGATGTTTTGCGGCTGGATGCCCTGTGCCTGCGCTTGCTGCACGATCTCTTGATACGTCTGCAACTCGTTTTGGTAGGCAATCAGCGCTGCGGCCGTCTGCTCGTCCGCAAATAGCTGCTGCCATGTGCGGTTTTCCATGAGCGCTTTGTTCTCGTCCTGCTCGGTGTCGTCGAAATACTGCGTTGCGATCGACTCGCCGAGCATCCGGACGACGCGGCGAACGTCAGGGCGTCCCGTTTCCGGGTCATTGAACATGCCGGCAGACCACATGTTCATGATTTTCTGATCCTGCACGGCTTTCAACGTCGGCATGGAGCTGCCCGGCACGACGTCGACCACTTCGCCGCCGGTCAGATCGGCGCCGGCAAACGCGAACGCCTCGATCTCGCCGTTCTCGCCGACGATGGAGAGCTGCTGTTCTTCCGGGAAGTGCTTCTGGACGAGGCGCAGCACCTTCTCGCCCCACTTCTTGATGCCGTCCTCATAGGACTGCACAAGAATCGCGAGCCGGGTTTCGTCCTGCTCGACTTGGAGCTGCAGCCCGCCGAGCGTGTTGTTTCCGCGCGGCGCGGCGCCCTGGCTGATTTCATGCGCGCCTGAAATGTCTTCGATGTCCGCCTCGTCGCGCTCCATGGCGTTCTGCCATCCGTTGTCCACGGTTGCGCCCTGCACGCGCTCCGGCTTCATCTGGCCGAATGGCGTGTACGTGATGATGCCGCCGATTTCGTTGATCAAGTCCTCGTCATCGACGCTGCCTTCCGGCTTGAGCCAAAGCGGGTTGCCCATTTCTTCGAGGATGCGCGCCTCAGCCGTCCGCTTGATGTTGTACGACTTCTGCGGCGTCGTCATGTCGGTCACAAGACCGGTTGCGATGGCCGTTCCCGGGATTGGAAGCGCCGGGAAGAAAATGTACGGGAACTCGCCCGGGTCTTCGCTGTTCAGCAGCTCGACTCCGCCCGCAACGACGATCCTGCGGCCCTTCGGATATTTCTTGCAAGGCAGCTCCCAATAGTCGTACAGCATCGCGTGATGCGGGTAATGCCGCGGTTTCTGGCCGAGACTGTCCGGGTAGAAGCTGTTGCGCATGATGATGTTGCCCTCGGGCTCGACCTTCTTCCCGAATTCGGCCTCGATCTCATCGACGTCTACCGGCCGCCGCTCGATAACCCAGCGGATTTCCTCGAGCGATTCGGCCAGTGGGTCATAGTAGATCGAGAGCTGATCCACGACCTTCGTCACGATCTTTCCGGCCTTCGTCGGGATGTTTTCGATGCCTGCCTCTTTTGCCAGTTCTGCGACCAGATCGTCGTCAATGGCAAGGTCAGCCCCCTGCGACTTGTCGACGTAGACCTTGAGAGCCGGCATGCCGTCGGTCAACATGTAGAATTTGAGCCGGCGCGTTTTGGCGTCCATGCAATCGTCCTGCCATTGGTAGTTGAGGAACTTGAACGCGCCCTTTGCAACCTCGATCCGCTCGATGTCGTTGGTATCCGGTTTTACCTCGAGCTTGACGCGGTTTTTGCAGAGCTTCGCGAGTAGCGTCAGGATGGCCGGCTTGATCTTGTTAAACGTCAACCGGCGCTCGCCCGGCCGCAGCTCGGGCACATATACGGTCTTGTTGACGCGATCCCAACTGATCCATTGGCGGCTGTTGTAAAAGGCGCGGTTGATCTGGATTTGCCGCAGAACCGCCCAATCCTCGGCCTCTTCGAACCGATCCATCACAAATTGCACGCTGTCCTGGCCTTTTTTCTTGATCAGTTTCGCCAACGTCTCACCCCCACGCCGTCAGGTGCGGCGCAATATCAGAACAGAGCGTCAGGATCGTTCGGTGCATTCGGTTCTTCCAATTCGCCCGGTTCCGCTGGTTCTTCCGGTTCATTCGGTTCATCCGGATCAGATTCCGACTCCGCAGCCTTCGCCTGTTCCACGAGCTCGCGCAGCCGCTCCGTACTCCAATTCTTCTTGAACTCGATGCCGCGCGCGGTCAGAATCGACTTGAGCTGTTCGCGCTCGTCCGGTGTGTCAGCCACATCCGGTTTCACATCTCTGTTTCCCGCAATTTCAAATTGCGCGCACTTCTTCACGGTGTCGACGACTGCTTTGAACAGGTAGTCCTTCGTCCGTTGCTCGGGCGGCAGCTCGGCATACGGGACCATGCAGGGATGCTGCTTCTTCTCCGGATCCTTGACCGGTCCATAAGTCCAGCCGGCAGCGGCTTTCTCCCGCATCCAGTTCTCATGCGACTGTTCCGGCGTCACGTCATTCTCCAGGTGGAAGCGAACGCCGTTGATTGCACTTTCTCGCTGCCAGTTCGGGGCGGCTTCCCATGCGGGCTGCGAATCATCCCCGATGCTCTGACAATATGCCCGGTTGACTTCGTGGCAGAGTCTGGCTATCTGCTCGACAGTCAGATTGCCGGACGTTTGCAGGGACTCGTTTTCTCCAATTACAACCACCTGATGGCCCGGCAGCGTAAACTCCCGCACCTCAAACGGCATGAAGTGGATGTCCGGGTGCTTCGTCGGGTCTTGGCCGATCCGGCGCGCTTCTTCCGCAGATTCCGCCGAGACCAGGCGGCGCAGATCACCAATGCACAGTTCGAACAGTTTCATGGGTCATCGTCCCCCTATGAGATAAATTCCGGCGGGCGTTCCCGCTCATCCGGCGGCTGCTCAAGTTTCTTCTCGAGCACAACCTTTCGGGTGTACTCGCCGAAGTTCGGCGCTTGGATGCGGTCGAGCAAGTCCTTTCGTTCGGTCGCCCATTCGCGTTCCTTCGCTTCGATGTGCCGGCGCCACAGATGCCGGTCAATCAGTATCGCGGCAATAAAAAAAGCCGCCTGCGCCAGAAGTGCGGTCACAAACAGCGTGATCATCCGAGATATTCCACCTTCTTTCGTTTTGCCATGCGGTCCAGCTTGTCGATGTGCCTCTTGATCATTTCCTCCTGCGTCGGATGCTTCGGCGGTTCCGGTTTCGCCGGCGCCGGCCGGCTCATCGCCCAATACCGCAGCGCATCCGGGATATGGTCCAGCTCGTGTTCGGCGACATCCTCCGGGTTTTTCTCGTCATGGATCATGGCCGGTATCGCCTCAATGGTCCGGATGCACGTCGAAAACACGCGCAGGCGCGCTGTGGTGTATTTCTGGCCGGTCACCGGATCCGTGACTTCGATCGGATGCAGCCAGTCACGCAGCCGTTTCCAGCCGTTCACGCGCTCTTTGTTCGCAGGGATGAGTGGCACGCCCTCGGATGCGAACACTTCGGCCGGCGAAATGTTCGTGTCGACCTTCGAGCGGTTCCAAAAACTCGTATCCCCTACCGAATAGTCGATCTGCTCGCCCTCGGTCATTTCCTTCACAAGCCGCGCCTGCTCGCGGGACAGAAGTTTTCGCTGCACCTTTTCCCGGTACACATAGGCGAAACCCTGCCGGTCGACGGCAATCCACAGGCAGACGAAGGGGTCTGTATATCCCTCGTCCAGCGCCCGGTATCTGCGCCATTCGCGCGGGATTTCGAACGGTTCGACGACGTGAATCGGCCGGCTCCACTCCTCGAAATACTGGCCTGCAAACGTGTCCCAGTCGCCCTCGAGAAGCTGCTTGCGCTCTTTGTCCGACAAGCTCATTAACCGGGCCACATAATCAGGATCAACTTCCATCAGTTTCTTGTTATCGCTGACGCGCGCCGGGATGAAGATGCGTCGGGACACGATCGGTTGCCCGGCTTTCGGATGATCGGCCGGGTAATACATCGGATCGCCGTCGTCCGTCGTCTCCTGTACGACATGCACCCTTTCCGGCGGCCCGATGTCGATAAACCGCTTTTTTACCCACGCGTGCCCCTCGCCGCCCGGGTTTGTCGTCGACTTAACGAAACGCGGGTACGGCTTCGCGCCCCGGATGCGGGAAAGCATGAGCTTGTACCACTTTTCCTTGAATTGTGTCAACTCTTCCCAGCGAACAACGTCATATTCCGCGCCGGCGTATTTGAGGTAATCGTCATCATGGTCCCATGCCGCAAGCTCGATAATAGAACCATTTGCCAGCGTCCAGATGTGCTTTGATGCGTTATACTTTGCCAGCTCCGGAGGGTAAACTTGCAACGTCCTCGCGATGATGGAGCGCTCAAGGTCCGGGAACTTCCGGCGAAAGATAATCTGCCGCGACTGCGGATATTGCAGACCGTAATAAAGCGCGTCCCATATGGTCGCTTCGGTCTTTCCGCCGCCCGCGGCGCCTCCATAAAGCAGCTCGTCAACGTTCGTCGTCTGGTGGTAAAGCTGTTGCCGCGGCTGCGGCTCGTATGGGATGACGATTTTCATTGCGCGTCACCCGGCGGCCGCATTTTGTCGCTGAAAACGACGGTTATCGGCCCGCCGCCTTCCCCGGTGATTTCCTGCTTCACCTTTTCCGTGTACATATTCCCCATCTCAAGCAGCATCTTCCGATCCTGATGGCATTTCGGATCAGAAATTGCGAATTCGATTGTAGCGGCCAGCACCTTCGCAATGTTCTGCTTCACGACCTCAAATTGCACGCGGTTGTAATAGGCGACAAATTGAGGCTTGCGGAACATCTTGTAATACGCCTCGCGGCTGATTCCGGCCACTTGACAAATTTGGGTGATGTTTTTGTATCGGTGCGCCGGATCACATAAGACGTCAATCAGTTTTTTCTCCTTCGCCGTCGGCTTGTAATTGTCAACGTTTGCGCCCGCGAGAACGTCCGTCATCGTGCTTCACCCCCTCCCAGGTTGATTCTGTCTCTGTATCGCTTCGCCCACTTGATCGCAGCGGGAAGGTCGAAAAAGTGCCGTCCATAGCAGGTATAAAGGATCATTGTCCCGTTCCGAATGCCATACCTCCACCAAACGCCATTTGCTTCGATAAACCCCCGTTTATGCGGACTTGCTCGGCTCAAATGACGTTCCAGCATTTCGATCAGCTTTTGACGTTCAATGGGTTCGACTCTTTCGCAGTATCGTTCATAGGCATGTCTGGTCAGAACGAACGCATTCACGTTTCACACTCCTTTTTAGAAAATAAAAAAAGCGCTCGACGTTTGGCCGAACGCTCTCTGTATCTAGTTACGTTATACAGTTCCTATATTCGTATATATATATATATATATATATATTTTTTTTTTATTTCTTTAGGCGTCGCGCTCTAATGTAGAAACTCGTTCGGGTGTACTCTAATCCGAGTACAAAAATGTACTCTAATCCGAGTACAGCGGTGTCCTCTAAATAGAGTACAAAGGTGTCCGCTAATTAGAGTACACCAAAAGACGAAAGGGCAACGTCTGCCACCGCCGCCCTTCGCGTCATCGTGTGCGGTTTTGCGGTTTCTCTCCCACCGCCAAAAGTCATAGGCTGTCATTCGGGCCAACCCTTCCTATACTTCAACCGCACAAAAGCCGTGGCCGGCACTTCCTGCGGCGGCCGGCTTGCCGACCCGATCCGCGCTTTACCGCCTGGGATCAGCGGGGATGTGGGGGCGCAGCACTTCCGACATTTGCCCCTGCCGGAAGCAGTATGCGGGCGCTGCGTCTTCGGGGAGGCGCGGCGTAAAACATGATAGGCAACCCTGCGGTTGCCTTCACGGTACAAGATTATCACGGAATAGAGCGCAACATCACGTATTTAATTCGGAATTATTCCGATTTTTCCTCGAAAAATTCGGAAATAGAACATAAGTTCCCATTTACATTTATAAATGTTCATGGTATAATGATATCAAAAGGAACAACCCCCGCCGGTCTGGCACACCGACGAGGGTCTGGGGCAGAACAACTTGCCGGTCGCTCTGCCCCTCCAATATACCACATACGGAGGGATTCGAAAATGATCATCCGCGACAGCATCAATGAAGTTCCGTTCGAAGAACTGGCCAACACCCACGAAGATTGGTACTTCCGGACCGAGAACATCCGTTTCAAGCATTACCGGGGTTATGGTGACGAACTCAGCGTCCATGTGACCGACCTTACGGATGCGCTGAAACCCGGGAAGGAAGTCACCGAATACATCTTCACCGGCCCGTTGTGGGACGTGCTGTTCTCCACTTACGATGACCCGGTTTCGGAAGTGTTGCAAAAGTTGTTCCGCCAGGAAGTCCGCAACATCGAATACCAGACCCACACGCACCAATCAATCCGCGTTTTCTCGCCGTTCGTCGAAGTCAAACCGATCAAGCCGCCGGCAAAATGGACGCTCGCGCACGTCTGGAAAGCGATCCTGGCCGGACAGATCAAGCGAGGCCAAACGGATCAGCGGCTGACCGACGACTACGCATTCGATATGGCCAACAACTATGGGCGCGGTGAAATTGACGTTATCGCCTTCGCCCGCCGGCTCATCGAAGACCGTTCCGGCTGGTGGGTGATGGTGGACACGGAGACGGACGAATACATTCAGCTCGGCGTGAACTGCCATCATTTCGACTGCAAAACGCTGTTTTTCGAAAAGGTCGAGAATCCGACTTTGCCGATCATGATGGAAGACGAACCGGAAACGATCTCGCCCCAGGAGCCCGAGGCCCCGGCGCCGAAACGCTCGAACGTCATCAACTTTGCGGAACGGGTTGCGGAAAAGCGCGTGAAGTCGTTCGACGAATCGCTGACGCCGGAACAACGGCTGAAGCTGATGTGCGTCCAGCAAATGATGGGAAGAGAAGCTTGCGCGGAAGCGCTGATGAAACTTGATTTCGATGTTGACGAGTTGTTTCGGGTTGCTGCTCTGGTGGTGGAAGGGGGGCGCTCAAAATGACGACCGACCTCATCCGTCAAGCACTCGACGCTGCAGGATACCACCACGAACCCGACACAGAAGAAGCGCTGAAAGGATGCTTCCTCGATGGCAGACCGGCTATCATAACAGCAGGGCTAGGGACAAGGCCGAGAATGCCGGCCGGCCGCATCAAGCGGCCTCCGCTCAACCTGCGAGGGCAGGAATACAGAGAGAAAGGATGAACCGAATGGCTGACATATGGACTGGTATAGGAACATGGGCCGGTTGGCGGCTGACAACGGATCACCCGGACAGCCACGGCCAGCCCGTGCTCGTCGATCCGGACGGCATCGCCTACGGCCCCGCCGACATTCGCAAGCGCATCTACCAGGCGGACGTGGCCCGAATGCTCGGGTCAACGGCGCAGGCGATCGTTGGCCGCATCAACCGCGGCACGCTGCCGCGCTTCGACGGATTCGATGAGCGCGGCCGCGGGTATTGGTACGAAGGAACGCTGCGAAGCGTGCT